TTATTAACCCCTAGTGTAAAAGCCGATATCTATCACTCAATCAGCTCATCGGTAAAACTAGAGGTTTCAGCAGCAGCAACCGCTGCAGACCGTATCGGTAACTCTATGAGCATAAGTGGCTCAGGAGTCAATACTACCGACGGAACAACCGCAGGCAGCGTAGGCGGTCTAGGAACAGCCACAAATGGCGTAAATGCTTATACACCAATTACTGCAAGCCAGTTAAGTAACGGTGATGCCTTCGCATTTTCTTCCAGTTATTTGGCTGGTGACACTGTAGCTACTAGCTTAACGGTCGGTCAAGTTTCACCATTCGGTGACCTCACTAGTACAAGTGCAGGGACAGCAGGGGATCTTG